GCCATTCCGGTCCTTCCGTGCAAGCCCAGCAGGGGCCACCCCGTTATATGAGTGACCCCTACTGGAGCGTGTGTTATGCAGCGTTGATCGAGCTGGACGACTCGATGCGGTAGAGCGCGGCCTCGCGGTAGCGAGCCCAGCCCAGAACGCCGTACCAACCGATGGGACGGGCACGCATGAGCTTGTCCGTAACCGGACCAATCACGGTGTGCGGCTCTTCAGCCACAGCCTCAGCAAGCGCCTGCTTGCCGGTGAGGATCGTGCGGAACGCACGAGCCGAGGAAGCGCCGTCAGTAGCGTTGTACATACGCGGCGTCTCAATGAAGTACGCACCCTCGAACGTGCCGATGAAGCCCGGCCAGAAGTTCTCCGAAGCGTCGTACTTGTGCAGATCCTGGAACCCGCCCGTGCCGGTCTCGGCACGAAGATCGTGCGAAACCTCAGGGTGGATGTAGCAGGCGTACAGGCTGCCCATACGGGGCACAGCCAGACCAGCACGGAGCTTGGCGACAGCCTTGCGGATGTCGGCAGTCGTGATGGTGTCCTCAGCCGCGATCTCGTCGGTGTCCGTCGGATCGGTGCTGCCGCCCGTGGCGTACAGGACGTTGCTGCCACCGCGCAGGGTGGTCATGGCAACCGCATCAAGCGAGTCAGCCATGTTGTAGGCCAGGATGTCAGCGGCAGCCGGATCAACGTCCGACAGGCTGAACAGGCCCAGCTTACGGGTGAGCAGGGCAGCGTTGCCGTACTCATTGAGGGTGACGGAGACCGTCGAGGTGTTGCTCAGCGCAACAGCATCGGGATCAACGTTCTCAGTCAGAGTGCTGGTTGCCGTCGCCAGATTGGAGTAGATCTGGAAGACGACGGACGAACCAGGCATGGCCTGCTGCACAGGACGCTTATCAGCAATGTCACGGATGAGCGGCTGTGAACGCAGGGCCATCTCAACGTAGCGGTCATACGCAGTCTGGACGAGATTCGTCAGACCAGTCTGATTGCTGATGGTAGAAGTACCCGTGTAGGTATTCGCCATTGTTGAGAGTCACCACCTTTCACATGGTTAGAACGTAAATGGACTAGATCGTTGGCCCATTCGGGTTCCCGAAGATCAGGCGATTGAGTTCGGCAGGCGTACTCGCTGCCTGGATCATCGCCAGGATCTGGGATTCATCACCCGTAGGAGCCTGTCCCGCGTTCACAACCTCGTTCATGCGCTGCAATTCCTGTGGAATCTGGATACCGGGCTGATCACCCATCTGCTCCTCGGGCGCAGCCTGACTGCCAGCCTGGTTCGGGCCGAACAGATCGCTACGCTCATCGAGCCAAGACGTAATCTGATCCTCAGTATTCAGATCGCTAGGAATCAAGTCAGCGATCTTGGGGTTGTAGCCGCGAGACGTGAGAACGTCTGCGACGGAACGATTCCTGGTCTCTACACGAAGGGATGCCAGTTCTGATTCCAGCTCCTTGACGCGCTTGGTAGCGGCCTTGTGAGCCTTGCGTACCTGTGTCAGCGCACCATCGTCGTACTCATCAAAATCGTCATCGAGATCGTACTCATTGTGGGCCATATGCCCTCACCCTCTTCTCATCCGTGGAAGTCGCCACCCACACGCATGCTTGGGGGAGCCATGCGTGGCTGTGACTATCGGTCTTATTCGCACCCCAGGGCCGATAGATCTGGGTGTGGAGTGGAGCGGCTGGGAATTGAACCCAGGTGCCGTCAGATTCCGCATGCGGCTTTACTGACGGTCGAATCCTTCCCGCCCCGTGCGGCTACTTGCCGCCCGTGTGGACCCTGTACCAGGACCAGCCTTCGGTGTGTGTCATAGGTTGCGGTTCACCCCAAGAGATGTCGAAGCAACGCCACTTGACCCAGAGAAGCGCGAACGCTCCCTCTTGGCACGCCTCTCCGAGGCGAGCGTCTTTTGGGTATCGCCGAAAGCAGCAGCAAGAGCATCACGCTGGTCATACTTTTCGGAGTCAATGGCTGCGAGAGTAGTGTCGCGATCTGCCGTCTTGCGTGCCTGTCCAAAGGTGCCTTCCAACTGGGCCATGGTGCCGATGCTGAACGGGTCAATGGTCTGGCCGATGCTCGTGCCGGCCAGAGCCTTCGAGGCTGCCTTGTCCATGCTGAAGCCGTACTTCTCCGCAGCACCGCCGATCTGAGCAAGGCGAGAACCCTGGCGAACCTGCTCCTGGTTGCGAGCCGACGCCAGTTGCACACCTTCTTCATTGATGAGACCAAGCGAATACGCCATGAGATCGCCATCAGTGATGTTGTAGTACTGCTTCAGCTCGGCAGCGACTAGGGGATTGGCGGCCTGCTTGGCTGCCACCACACGCTGCTCAACCTCATTGACCGACAACCCTGCACCGATCAGACGGGCGTAGTCGTCGTAGTTGTCGTAGTAGGTCGTGGGCAGTCCGTAGTTCTGCATGACATTGCGATAGGAAGACTCAAGCTGGATGTACTCGGCCTCAGAGATGGACTGTCCTCGGCCAATGAGTTCAGCCATCCCCGCGAAGCGACGCTTGTAGATATCCGTATCGCGGAACTTCATCAGGACTGCATCGGTTCCTGCATCGGCATAGCCCTGCTGGATCCATCCGTCTACCTGACCCATGAGGC